TGTGGTCGCAGCGCCCGCGAACTGGATTCCGCCTGTGCCAGTGTACGCACCGATAAGGTGATAAACCTTCGTCGTCGCCGCGCCCGCGAACTGCACGCCCCCAGAACCGACGTAGTGATATGTATTGCCCTTGCGCGTCGTGGCCGCGCCGCCGAACTGTATCCCGCCGCTGCCGACATAAGGGTAACCGGTGCCGCCGCCACTATAGGTAATCGTGACGACCACCCAGTCCTGCCGCAGCGTGACCACCGCACTGCTTGAGGCGCCTGTGCGAGTGCTCCCGGTGATTCGCAACCGGATGGTGGTGCTGGACGCCTCCGAAAGCCCAGTGATCGCCGTTCCACTCCGGGCAGCCCACGCAGTAGTCGTACTAAATCCCAGTGCCGTCGAAAATGTGTTACGGAGAGTACCAGCACCGTCGCGGAGTTCGGCTGGGCCGGTATCATTCGCAGACCCTATGTTGAACTCCGAGCATTTCCAATCGTAGGCCAGATTGACAGCGGTAACCGTCGCCCCGGCAGGTACGCCAAGGCTTTCCCAGTTCAGCGTTCCATTGCCCCACTCCCAGTAAGACCCGGCAGTGTTCTGGTTCTTCCCGGCTGTACGGTTCTGCATGACGCCGGTGCCGGCGTTACTGTCGTTCGGAGAGTCTTCGGTCGTGTCCCTGGTCCCGGTGGCGGAACCTACCGGAGTGAAAACCCAGTCCTCCAGCGTCGAGTTGTACGAGAACTGTTTGACGACTTCAGCCATTAAGCTTCACCGCCACGACCACAGTTGGCCTTCAGGTCAATCTCTCCACTGCGTACCGGGTTCCTTCCGAGGCTCACGATGAAGCACCCCAGATGCAGATCCACGTAGGGTCCGTACTTCTCTCCGCAGGTAGAGTTTCTGCGCGTCCGGAAATCAACGTGGACGCCGAGCGATACCCACCCATCGAGCGACCACTGGACCATCCACCACGAGCCGTAGTGCTGGTGCCAAGCGGCCATTAGTCAGCCGTGATTTGCGGAGTGACGTCGATGAAGTCGCCATCCGCTACAATGTTGTACGGGCCGTCTGTGAACCGTTCCGCCGCAACCAGATCCCCGGTGCTTAGGCGAGTATAGTAATACCCGTACACGTTCCCGAGCGCTCCGGTGAATGTGAAGGTCTGCTTGGCGTAGGCGATTTGCGTTGGTGCCGTGCCGCTCACGGTCCAACTCGCCCCAGTCAGGGTTTTGGCCGCATAACCGAATCCAGTTGCCTCCGTATAAGTGCCGACAACATCTGTTTCCCCAGGAGTGATGTCGTTGGTGTACAGCCGCAGCACCAGATTTTCCGGCGTTGCGATCTTGTTTGCCAATAACTGAAGGGCGATGGCTTCACCGCCATCAACTATCACGATAGCCATATTTTCTCCTTACCGTTTCTGAATCTGGACGGTTACGGTGGCAGATTGCGCCGGGTTCGTTTGACTCGTCGCCCGAATGGTGACGATGTTGGCCTTGTTTGCCCCTGGCGCTCGATACAGCCCCGAAGCGCTAATTGACCCGAACGATGCCGACCAGTTAACGGCCTGATTTGCACTGAACTGGACGGAACCTTTCGGCAGGATCGTCGCCGTCGTCGGATAGACTTCGACCGGAGTTGACGGAGGCGGGGGCGGTTCTGGAGGCGGAGGAGGCGGCGGGGGTGGCTCTGGCGGCGGCTGTGGCGGCGGCGGCGGCGGCGGTTCCGGAGGAGGTGGCGGCGGTGGGGGATCTGGAGGCGGCGGCGGTGCAGCGCCAAACTGGATCGAGACCGTAGCGAACTCCGGCGTGTGCGTCAGTTGGGTAATCTTCAGGCCGATGGCCGAGTCGTGGTAACTCGCCCCATCAATCAGCGGCGCATCCCATGAGTATATCGTCTCTGGGGTCGTATCTACCAAGTGAGTGCGATGAACACCATACTCGTCATTCGGCGTCCAAGTGTGAACGTGAACACCTGCGTTCAACCGGGCAGAGAACATCGGTTCTTGCCGATAAGAGAGCCAGTACCATTCATTCGCCGATTTCTGAATCCGCAGCACTTGCGGCGTAAATACCTTATTTTCGAGCGTCGAGATAAGGTAAGTCCCGCTGGCCGTGACGTTCTGAATCGTATCAAGCCAGTTAAACTGAATCCGGTGTGGCGCGTTGAAATGGGACACCAGATCGGCCATTACATCGGTTGGGTCCGACCCGTCCGTATGCGTCGATCCAAAACAATGCCCCATCTCGTGATTCCAGACACCTAGCCCGTTTAGCCAAAATGTGGTGTAAGTTGTACCGCCCGATGAGGTGTTGTTGGGCCAGAACGCCCACACGCTCCCCATCCAGTAACATGTATCAACGCCACCGACGTAGATCCGCCGAGTGTAGAGATCGAGGTTGACCCCCTGCGCCAGCGCCGCCGCGTTCGCCCGATCGTGAACGGTGATCGGATCACACGTAGCGGGCTGCTGAATCGTGACGTTAACAATATTGCCGGTAAACCACGTTTGTCCGTAGGAAGAATAGCGGAAAAACTGGTCAAGGGAATTGGCGGCAGGCCCGAAAAACGCCGCGTGCGCCTTCTCGACGGTGGTCTTCCCATTGACGATGAAGACGAGTAATCGCTGCTCTCCCAAAGTCGAGCACTGATACGGTTGAGCGAAGATCGGCCTTCCGAAACTCGCAAGCATCATTGAAATCAAAACGAAAAGAGTTTTCATGCTGGCCACCTACAGAAAATCGAAATTCCGATCAGACTCCAACCCACTTCGCCAGTGTCCGGATCGGTTACCACCGGGAGGATGTCGGCGAGAATGCCCTGGCGGGTCTTACTCCTCGCCGGCTTCATGTTACGCGGTGGCAGCCGTACAGGTAGCAGTCACGTTCAACGTGTCGCCGGATTCGACGGCCCGCTGTGCGGTGAAGTCGGCGACGCCGTAGAGGACTCCGGCAGTTCCACTCTTGGTGGAATCGGTCACCAGAAAGCCGCCATAAACCGTGGAGCTGTCGTTGATATTGAAGACGGCTTTGCTGGCCGAGTTATCGACGCTCTGCCCCGATACCGTTCCTGGCGTGAAGGTGGGCCGCGTCGCATTCGAGTATGGAACGAGTTCGGTCCAGGTAGCGTGCGACGTCATCGTGTCGCCGGCAGCCGGCGTGCCAGTACTCTTCAGGCCGACATAGTGCTCGGCGGTGTAGGCCGAGCCCTTGAAGTATTGAGTCAGCAGATCGTCCAGACCGACGTTCACAACGATGTTCGGCACGACCTCGCGCCACTTGAGAACACCATCCGGCCCGTAGCACTCCCATGTCCAGGTGTTCTTGACGGCGACCGAGTACCGCACCAGCAGATTCAGGATCAAATTGCTGGCGAACTTCGCGCCGGCCTTGGCTTTGTTGATGATAGAGCGGGCCTGTTCGAGCACCTTCAGAAACGGGCCTCTGATTCGAATGATGATTTTCATGACTTGGTACCCCCTTGGGCGGTGTTGAGACGATCCCGAAGCTGCTTCTTGTTACCCCAGGTCGGCAATCCGAGATTCCTGCACTGCTCCCGAAGCTGGCCGAAAGTCGTTGAAAAAAGACCGGGGAAAGTGTCAGGGTCTTCCCCCGGCGGCTCAGGCGACTCAGGGGAAGCGGTAAGGCTTCCCCCTTCTGGCGCTAACTGAATATTGCGAGCTTCGTATTGATTGCGAAGTTGATACGGCTGAAAACGGTCTTTGGGTATGACCTCTCCGATGCGGTAGAGTTTTGACCCAACAACCATGCCGTCTGGATGATGGTAGGACCGTGCTACAACAAACTGAACACTGGGATCAGTGCTCCATCGTTTGTCATAGTCCAGACGTTTCTCCCTCCAGGCTGCGTACATGGTGGTTAGGAGATCACGACGTCGAAGAAGTAGCCGACATCGGAGGCGATGAGCTTCATGTCATACGCCATTTCGATTTCCTGAATGTCGGACTTCCGTTCGTCACTCCACCACGAAGAAATACGCGAGCCCCAGGCGTTCGCGCCTAGGAAGCCGGTCCAGGTGAAGATGTAGCCGCCACTCGGCAGCATGATCGACGGACGCGGCGCGGCGTAGGCCAATAGCGCGTGTTTGCCGCTGATGAAAGACATCGTTGCGGCCTGCCCTTCGGCAGCCGTGTTCTTGACGCCTTCCATGACCAGCACTTCGTCGACGCCGGCCAGCGCAGCGATCGCCTGCGGCGTCACCATCGCGGGGTTACCCGGCGTTTGCCCGTACTTCACGCGATCAACGATGTCGGTGTGATTCTTGAGCACGCTCCATACGTCATATCCGACGACCAGTTTGTTCGGCTTGTAGCCGGTGTTGGTGAGCACCGTCTTGATGCCGGTTTCGATGTCCTGGAGAGGCGTGGAGCTGGCCGCGTCCCAGAGCGGATTCACGGTCTTGCTGGTTCCCCAAATGCCGGTTGCGAAGAAGGTCGAGGCCCACTCGATTTCCCGTTCAAGCATCGCCTGCTGTTGGAGCAGGAAGGTCGCATCGCGCGAAGGGTTGAACGGCGCATCGGCGTTGACCTGGGTTTCCCGGGGAATCGGCACGTTGCCGGCGAGCACGTCGGCAAAATAGTTGGCGTCCGTGTTGATTTTGAAAGACAGCGGACGCGAAGGATCACCGGGCGCGCGCTTGGCAAGCTGGCGCCGGAAGAAATCCGCCTTCTCGTAGGCGGCGTACTTGTCGCTCTGCTTCTGGACAGGCACGATAGGGAAGACGCGATGCGCAACGAACGCGCCCATGTCCTGCGCGTACCCCAAGGCGATGTTGGTCAGCAGTCGATCGACGTGCAGATCGCCCGGAGTAGGCGCAGCTTTGCGGATAAGAGAAATTTGCGGATACATGGTGGTACCCCCTTGTGAAATTTTGGATTGAGGAAAACGATTGGTCTTTGGCCCGTTACTTGGGCTTACGCCTTGCCGCCGGCACCGACGAAGTTGACTTCAACGATGTCGCCAGCCTGCGTTGCGGTTTGCAAAGCGAAGGCGTTGACGTACTCGGCGGACGTGGCTGTGACAGCCTTGCCAGCAGAATCGGCAGCCAAGGGCGTGCCGGCAAGGAACCCGGCTCCCGCTACCACGCGGCTACGGCCCGCGATCACGACCGATCCGGCGCGGCCATCGGCGGCGGGCTTGTCCTGCAGAATGCCGTCGGCCCGCAGACCATCTCCGGTCAGCGCGAGTTTGCCGCTGGACTGGACCGTAACGAAATAAAACTGCGCGGCCTTCAGGTCCGATGCGGCGGGGAAAGAAAGTTTGAAGTTGCTATCCATGATGGATTACCTCCTGATGGAAAGTTGGTGCAAGAGGCGGTCTGTGGTTAGACCGTCTCCGCTTTGTACTGCCGATAAAGCTCCGGATTGCGCTCGGTGGCGAGATCCAAACCTTTTTCGAAGGTCACCGATTCCGCCTTGGCGATCTCCCTCGCTTTCTTCTCGAGTTCGGTGTAAGCCGAGCCCTCGATTTCCCCGGTATGGCCCTTCTCGGCCAGTACGAGCTTGGCGTGCTGCTCGCCGGCCTTCAGCATTTCGAACGCGGCCTTCTGGTCGGCTTCCTCGAACTTCGAAACCAGGCGCAGTACGCGAGCCTTGGCCTCGACCGTTCCCGGCAGCGTCGAAATCTCGGCGGCAGCCCGCTTGGTGAACTCGGCGATCTGCACCGCATCCTCGGCGGCGTCGACGCGCTTCCGAAGGTCCGTGTTGTCCTTGCGAACGTCCTCGAATTGCTTGCGAACGTCCTCGGGCAATGCCGCGAGTTTCTTCTTCAGTTCGGCGTCCGGATCCGTGTTGGCGGTTTCCTTGGCCTTCTTCACTTCCGCCTCGGCCGTTACCAGCTTTTGCTCCGCGGCCTCGGCGCGCTTCGTGAGTTCGGTGATCTTCGTTTCCTGATCTCCGAATTTCTTCTCCAATTCTTGCGGAGTCATGTGCGTATCCTCCCTATTGGTGTTGCCCGCATCGCTGCGGGTAAGATCGTTGTCGGCAGCCTTGGCGACTTTCGCCCGCTGCTTTACTTCATCGAGAAACTGTTTCACCCTGCCCTCGATCTGCTTGCGCTTCGCGCTGATCTCGGGATCGGCGATGACGCTGTTGATCGACCGATGGAGAGCCTCGAACATCCGATTGAACTCCTGCTCGATCTCGCGCACTTCCTCGAAGGCTTCCAGCGTCGCCAGTGCGTCATCAAAGGAAACCGCCTTGCCGATGATCATCTGCTCGGCGTACTTGGTCACGACCGTTTCCAGCGTCGGCGGCTCCCCGGCCTTGAACAATAGAATCTTTGCGCCCTTGTTGGCGCCTTTATCGACGAAGGACACTTCCTCCACGTCGATGTCGGTAAGTTTCGTTGCCATCTGTTCGGACCTCCCCATTGATGGGGCTTTGCAGGCAAGGCGAAAGGAAGGGTTAAGGGTTTCCTGTACCTATACTTGCCCCAGAATCATCAGCGAGAACTTTGTCGAGTTCGGCCAGCAGGGAAATGATTCTGCGCCGAATAACCCGAATGCCCCGAGAATCGGGACTCGCCGAAGACGCCAGTTCGAGTTTGAACGCCTCCAGGCGCAAACCCTCGGCGATCTGATCGATGAGGCGCACATTCGGCGATGCCCTCGGAGACGACACGATGCTTTGCTCCCATAGGTGTCAAAATGTTGTCAGGATGGAACTATTTTGCCCTTTAATGATTACGCCCAAGTACCCGCAGGAACTTAGGGGTGCATGATTCCCATTGACAACGCCAGAGAGTTACATTGAAACCCGCTTGCCTTTCCCGCCGATCGAGAAAGCCTGTAGCTTGCCGCTCTTGATCTTCTTCCACGTATCCGGATCGTCCACCTTGAAGCCAACCCACCAGCCGGACTTTTCGAGGTCAACGCCAAGGGTCTTCTGTTTCTCGCGGCTGAATACCATCGATTCGACAAGCTGCCCGACGCCAATGACTTCGTGCATCTCCCCAGCCTTGCGCTTCCTAAGCACGAATCGATAAGCGGCGTCTTCGATCTCGGCCTCGCTGATCTGATCGCCTTGCGCGTCGGAGACGACGCCTTTTTTGTCGATAACGATGCTCGCCCACCCGAAAGCGAGTTGCTTCTCGTCATCGAGCTTGGTAATCTCGGCTTCCAGCGTAAATTCGCCAGTAGGCGCCTCGATCTTCCCAGAGACAGCGGCAGCTTGATCTTTCCCCTGCTTCGAATACTCGGCCAGTCGCTCCGCTTCCGTCTTGGCGACCCGATGATACTTGCCATCCTCTCCCCGCTTATATCCGGCGTTCTCGATCGCACCGTAGGCGCTGGCGAACGCTCGGGCCTCGCTCAGTCCACGCTTGATGGACGAGTTGAAGGCGTTGCGGAAGATCTCCTGGGCGTGGTCCGGCAGCAACCGGCGCACACCTTCAGGCAGCTCCGCGTTTTGGGAGTAAGGCATTTTAACTTGTCCGTGTGAAATATAATGGCCGTGTTATTTGCGGCGAATCGTCAAGCCAGCGCGGGCCAGCCGAATAATCTCTTCCTCGGCGAACGCGCGGGCCTGCTCGGGCGTCATCGTGCCGGTCTCGGCGGCGAACATCGCATGATCTACTACAGCATCAACCGACTTCATGAACTCATCGGAGAGCGCCAAAACAAAAGTAACCGAATCAGCGAGCGGCGTAGTATTCCTGCTCATGCTGCGATCCTCAGGCTCGCCGCTGCCAGTCCAAGCGAGCATCGGCATTGGGGGTGAAGCGGCGGCGTCAGTGTCGTGTAGCTGCGATTGCCGGCTGCACTGCTGAAATAGTCCTCGAGCCCGACTGTCATGCCATCCAACGGCCCACAGAAATCACAGGTCCGTTCATCGCCTGCGGTGATCCAGACGCGCTCGGCAGTCGGCGGAATCAACCCTTGGTCGAGGGCCTGGCGCCAGAGCGCCTGCTGACCCAGGTTCGCGGCCCGGATCGTCTCAGTGCGGGCGATCACTTCAGCGCGATGCTTCAAGTAACGTTGCCGATAACGGGCTACCATTGCATCAATTTTCGCTTGAGGCGTCTTCGTTCCGCTACTCAGTGCCCGCAAAAGTGTTGGATCGAAACGATGATCGCGCAATTCCCGCTCGAGCGCCCGCCGCACATCTTGAGGTATCCCAGATTCGAGCGCGCGCCGGAAGTTGTTGACGGCCTGCTCTTGGCGTGCCGTTAGCCCGATCACATCGCGGATCTCGCGGGCCTGCTCGTAAGGATGCCCGCCTTCCTGAAAGGCTCTCAGCACGACGTCGCGGATCCCCTCAACCGTTTCCTGGGTGACGTCTCGAATCAGTTCGAACTCGTAGGCCCTGAGAAGTTCTACCGATTTCGGATTCATCAGATCGAATCGAACGTCAGTGCCGATTTTCTTGGGCAGCTTCTTCATGGCGGCATTCGCGCCGTCCTGAAAGGTTTGCGCGATGGCCTCCTGCATGGAAAGCTCCTCGGGACTGAAGCCCATGCCCTCGAAGGTCTGCTGGATCGCCTCGGCCATCCCGAGAATCTGAAAAACCGCATTGACATCGCTGCGAAGCAGCGCCGCGCGAAGTTGCCCCATCCGGACACTGCCCTTGAGCTTTTCAACGGCAGTTAGAAACGACTGGCGAACTTTCGGCTCCATCCGGGCGGCGACAGCAGTAACCGGGTCGACGTTCTCAAGCGGCGATGCTTTGCGGAGTTTGACGAACATCAGAAACCTTGATACCGCGCTTCCGAAGCGCCTCGGCGACCTTGAACGGATCGACGCGCCGGCCAGTCAGTTTCTCTTTGGCGGCATCCTTGATGTGAAGGATTGTATAGAACAATCCCCAATTCGGATTGTGCGGATCGAAATCGAACTCGAAAAACGGGCCGACTTCTACATCGTAGTGATGAATGATCTGTGCGGCCCACTTCGCTATCCGTTCGCGCCAGCCCTTCACGGCGGTCTTGCGGCCAATCGGTTTATGCTTGCCGATCAGTAAGTCCCATCGATCCATGATGGCCTGGAGCCATGCTTCGAACTCGGGTGAGTAAGATAGCAAGCAGCGATCTTCGCGGGACTCGATAATCTCGACAGTCTGGCATCCATAGTCCGACCAGCGCCTGACCTGATAGAAGTTACACAGCCACGCCTCGACATTGGCCTTTGTCTGCGCCTTCCGCAGCGATGTGATGTCAGCCAGCATGGGATGTTACGTCGATCTGCGCCTGTTTCTTCTCTTCCCGCTGAACGCGGTAGCCGTTGACCCTGCCGACGCCGAGCGCGGTGAACAGCGCGATCGTGAAGCTGTTCAGATTGTTCGAGAGCAGCGAATAGAGTCGCTCGGAATCCGGCCAGAACTCCTGAGACACAAATACAGCGATCAAGTGCAGTAGCACGAAAATCGCAAGCAGGATTTCAACTGCATCGACTTTTCGATCCATTACTTACTCCTCATCTTCAACGTCCTTGTCGTCGTCGCCTTCGTCTTCGTCTTCGTTGGCGGGCGGAAACTTTGGACGTAGCCGTTCCTTCGTGTCTTGCTGCTCCTGTTGAAGCTCCTCACTTTTCTCCGGCAAGCTGGCCCTGCGGCGTAGTGAGTTCTCCAAGTCGAGATCGGGGAACAGGTCCGCGCCGGCCCCCGAGAGTTTGCCGATGTACTCCCCAAGGTCAGTGAGATCCGGAGCCTCTATGTCGCCGAACTCGAGAGTCGGCAACTCCTTCGCCTGCATCCCATTCAGCATGAACAATCGCGGGATGGCGATCCGGTTGATGATAGATCGGATCTCGTTCATGAACGCCTGGAGCGCCACGCTGAACAGGTTTGTCTTGGAGCTTGCCAGCGCGAAGCTACCGACCTTCTCATGGCCGAGTAGCACGAAGTCGGCTAGTACCGTCATCGCAATCCGCTGATCATAACGGTTGATGATCTCGGTCGTGTTGAATTGCCGACTGCCCCTGGTGCTCAGTAATTCGAACTCGTACAAAGCGTTGTTGTGCTCATCGCGGTCGGAAGGCAGTACCGCACCCTCTTGATCGTCGCGGCGGATGTCGCGAACGAAGGATTTCCAGGACTCGTAATCAGCCCCGCCAGCCTTGATGATCTCGCCGGGAATCTTCACGACGGGGTAACCGGCCAGATCCCGCTCGACACCGATCGCCTCGTAAGTCTCGATCCGCTTCTTGAAGTACCAGCCTCGATAGGCATTCCGCAGAACGGAGCGCCCCTCGGGATTGTTCTTTACCGAAGTGGTCCGGAACAGCAGCAGCTTTTCGATCGGGATGAAGACGCGCTGATAGTCGGGCGGCGCCAGTTGCCAGATACCCTGAATCCCGCCATCCTCGTCGAACTGCCAATCGGAGATCGCATCCTGAGCACGCGGCGCGAACTTGCGCCAGCCGTATTTGCCATCGGTGAACTTGCTGCGCCGTTTTGGATCCGGCGAATCGCCGCCTCGAATCTTGTAGACCGTCTCGAAAGTCGAAAAACCGAAGGTCAGCATCGTCACCACCTCGGAAAGAAAGTTCTCCCAGGTGTGGCTCATATCGTCGATGCAGGATTCGACAAACTGCCGATTCGTTTCATCCTCACCGGTTTCCGTAGCACCTTCGATCCGCCACTCGACGCCGCGCATCATCATTTCGATGGCGTACATGACGGCGCCGATGACGCTATCGTTGTCTCTCATCTCCCGGTAGACCCGGAAGGCATTGCGGCCCCGAAGGTTGAGCGCGAATTCCTCTTCGATGGTCCCGAAGTTACGTGGGCGGTCCAGCCCCGTCGCGCCGATCTCACTCAACGGTTTCGACGGTTTCTGCTTTCGAAAGAAATCAAGAAAGGCCACGTTATACGTTTCTCCAGGGACTCACCCGTTTCACTCCACCCGCGCCTACAAGGATCTTCGGTTTGATGCCGATCAGCAAGTCGGTAAAGGCCCACACTAGAGCATCCATCCGATCATCGGGGGAATCCCCTATGTCCGGTCGCCAATTACATAACTGGTCCTCGAGGTCCGGAAAGCCGCCGACGTGGTGGATCTTGCCTTGCTCGTAGAGCGCGCTCACTGGCTCGGCTCGCGTTCGTTTGCCGCGTGAAGCATGAACCGCCCTATACGGCACTTTCGGATCGACGGTGCGAATCGTAAGCTCCACCATTTCACCGCCATTATTGACCTCGGCCACGATGCGGTCCGCTTGGCGGTCCTCATAAGCATTGACCGCTCGGCGCGCCCAAGCTTCCGGGCTCAGCACGGCAGAAAGATCGTCGAGTAGATAGCCGTGACCGTCGATGCCGACGCCCGCGACCACAATGCCGCATTCGTTTGATTGCTCGGTAGAAGTCGCCGATGGGTCAATGGCTACAACGATCCGCTTCAGGTCCGGAGCCTGCTTGACGCGAAGCGACTCGATCAGCCGGTGCGTCCACAGTGCCCCCGGTAGGTCATCGATGACCTCAGCGTAAAGCTCCTGCCTGCCGAGCGTCGTACCTTCATACTTCCCGATGATGTCCTTATAAACCGGGGCCAGATTCGCCAGATTCTCATGGGTCGCACCCCGCGTGACCATCGTCGTCGGATCGGCCAGCAATTCTCGAATCAGATTGACCGGCTTCGGTGTTGTAGTGACAATTACGCGAGGATCATCCCCGAGGCGAAGGCCGAACAGCAGGCTATCCCAGGTCGTATAACCGTCAGCCGATCTGACGACCTTCCACGAGGCCGCTTCATCGCACCATGCCCTGTGGTGTTGAGCCCCCCTCAGCCTATCCGGTTTCTCGGCTGTGAACAGAGTATAGATCGTCCCGTTTGCAAGAACAATCTCGTCGAGTGAACGATTCCATTTACGAATCACTTCCTTGGGGAGACAACTAAGTAGCCCGGATTCCCCCTCAATGCAGACTTTTCTACCGTCGCCAGTCGTCGCAGCGACGATGCCAATGCGTGTTGCTGGATGAGTTAGACCGTAGTGTGCAACATCTTCAGCGCCGGTTCGAGTCTTGCCCCATCCCCGGCCCGTCAGAATCAGCCACGTTCGCCAGTTCCCCGGAGGCGTCAACTGTTTCGAGGTCGCCTGCCCGAGTTCCTTCGCCCGGAGTTCCGCCTGCATCACCCAACGTAACCGGAATTTCCTTGCTGGATCTAAGTTCTTGAGCAATCGCTCGAAGTTGCTGGTCGATGTCGTCGCCATGATAGTGCGTCAGATCGCCCTCGATCTTCACGGGCTGATCCAACCCGAGATAGCGGGATCTCCTCTCCATGCACTTCAGCGCGCGGTCGATGGCTTGCAAATTGCCGCGTTTCACGTGCGGCCAGATCGAAAGCATGATCTGATCGAGGCGCTCGAGTTCCAGACGTCGCATCCCGGTCGCTTCATCGCCCACGAGCTTGTTGAGCCTCTCGACAGCGCGCCGGATCACCCGATAGGCGGTAACCTCACTCACGCCCATCTGAGCGCCGATCTGCTGGTACGTGGCCCCAGCCTTGCGAAGCTCCATCGCGACCCGCTCCCGTTCGCGGGCTTCGATGTGCCGGCCTTGTCTCGATTCGCGTTCTGTAATCATGAGGCCCGTGCCTTCCGTAACTCGGCCAGCCGTTGCGACATGAGCACCGGATTGCGATAGAAGCGCTCTTTGCGACTCATTGGTGTGACCGGAGCGGCGAAAAGCAACGCGTAACATCTCCGAAGCCTCGTAACGAGCTGTCGCAGATTCAAATTGTGCAGCCGCGCCCATGCGGTCTGATTGGCGATCGCGTGGTAGCTATCCGCTGCCGTCCGATGGCAAGACCGGCACAGCGGCAACACCGAAGTGTCGCTCGGCTTCCGGCTCATGCCCTGGCTGCCGTCCTTCATGTGAGCGGCTTCGATGTTTCTCGTGGAACCACAGACCGCGCAGGGTAGCGTCCGAATCCAGGCCCGATACCCGCTTGATCGCTCCGGCTTCAATGCTGCACTCTCCAGAGCCAGCCCTCCAGGTGCTTCCGGTGCTTCTCGGGATATGTCTCGGCCAGATAGCGGTACCAGGTGGTGAGGCTCATCTGAAAGATCCAGCGAATCAGCTTCGCCGAACCGCGATTCACGGCGGCAACTGTCATTGGCCCGATCAGACCGTCCACCTTCAGGTCGGACTTGGTGATGAGGTTTACGGCGTCTTGCAGGTACTTGTTCGCGCGCTTGGTCGGCAGGTTGACCACCCCGATGAAATAGGTCTGCGCGAGGGCCTGGTTGAAAAACTGCCCGATCCGATGTCGATCCCAATAGACGCGCTGGTAGATCGCCTGCACGTCCTCGACCGTCATGTTCCGAATAGATTCGGCATCGTAGGGCAGCCCGAGGGCCTTCAGGAAGCGCGCATTGACCCCGTACTTGACTGGACCGGCCCCAGCGTCATCAGGCGCATAGCCGCCCTCGATCTGGATCAATTGTTCGAAACATGGAAAAAAATCGGCCATTTGAAAACCTAAACAGACTGGCGGCAAGGGAGAACTGGCCCCTGTCAGTAATATGTTTTGAGGTGTTCTCCCCTGTCGCCAGCCGTATCTATCGGGCGCGGAACATTTCTACGGCAGCGCGGAGGCGACCGCAGAAAGAAGCAGCCCCGCGCCATCTGTGCGTTGGGGTATGTTGATCTTTTCTCGCTGCTGCTTGGGAACCTGTTGGTAGACGCCACCTTGCTCGAACCAGTCCGTCGATTGGATCGCGTAGATCGTCAGAGCAGTCAGGTGTCGATGGGTGTCAAGCTGATCCGGAGCGGCCAGTGGATACTTGGTTGTGCCGTCAGTCATCGTTCCCGTTTTCTGGTCATGCAGGTCGATCGTGAACTGCTGCTTCTCGCCTTGCTCGTTCCAGTAGGACCACGAAAGGGTGCAGGTCTGCGGATCCCAGGTAATCGGCCCGATCCTTGGATCTTGGGTCTTCGACTCGAGAACGAAAGGCAGCAGGCACATCACGGTGACCACAGCCAGGACGATCACAAGCGTAAACAAGTAAGAATCTTTCTTCATTTGGAACCTCGCGGTACTATCGGTACGTTCGGCCATTCAAAGACCGGCAGCCCGCAGGCGATGGCATGAAGCCGTTCCTCTTTTGCGCCGGCAGATTCCCGCCAACGCGGAGTCAGTACGATCAGATCGCAGCGGGCCAGCATCTCGAGATCGCCCTTCAATAAATCCTCATGGCTGAGCGCGCCGAAGTGCGCCGTGTTTTTATGCGGGCAGATCACCGCGTAGCCCATCTTCCAAAGCGCGATCCCGATGCCCTCAGCCTCGCGGATGTTCTGAACCAGTTGCCGTTCCGTCTGAGCCCGATATGGCCCCGCAACATAGGCGAGCGTCATCGTTCTGATCGCGGCACGGCGAACACGGCATAACCGACAGACTCACCAGCGGCAACCGTGAAGATCGGCGGCATCAAATCATCAGGCAGCTCGATCGGCTGGCGTTCCCTTTCAATGAACCCGCGAAGGAGGGGCAAGCCGAAAGCGACGCCTGCTAGAATGCCTTTCCATCTTGTTTCTT